CAACGGGATTAGCATAGCCGCCCGCAAGCGTTCCGTTCCACCAGTCGCGGATTTTCCCGCCCACGGCGGAAAGCGCGCCGGATACCCTGGACACAAGCCCGTCCTGTCCCGCGTTCACGCCCTCGGCAAGCGTGGTCATCATGCGCGCCCCGGAAAGCGTGAGCTGCGAAAGCGGCCCCACATGCGCGTCCGAAAACGGCAGGTACTCCCGCACTTTTGCGAACACGCCCGCCACGGAATCCACCACGGACGAAGCCATGCTTTTGATGCCGTCGATGAAGGTGTCCAGCAGTCTGGCCCCGGATTCAAAGAGGTTCAGCCCGCCGAAAAATTCCAGCACGGCGTTCCATGCTTCCGTTATCCCGGCCAGCAGAGAAGCGCCGAAGACCGCGATACCGCCCACAATGGCATCCCATGCCCCGGAAACAATGCCGGTTATGCCGTCCCAGGCCGCGCCCGCCGCGCCGCTTACCGTATCCCAGGCGCTTTGCAGCCCGCCAAGAAGGGAAGTCCCGAAGGCCAGTATCCCGGAAAGGATGGTTCCCCAGAAGGCGGAAAGTAGGGAAAGATAGCCCTCCCACGCGGCGCTGATGCCGTTTTTCACGGCTTCCCATGCACCTTGCAGACCGGAAAGGATGGATGCGCCGAAATCCGTAATGCCGGAAACGATGATATCCCACGCCCCGGTAATGGCCCCCACGATGGCATTCCATTTTTCGCCCGCCCAAGCCGCGATGCCGCCCCACAGCTCATGCCACCAGGCGGCGATTTCATCCCAGTGCTGGACAAGCCACACTCCGGCGGCAATCAGGCCCGCAATGGCGATGATGACAAGCCCTATGGGGTTGGCGCTCATGGCCGCGTTGAGCAGCCACTGAACAGCGGCCCATGCCTTTGTTGCGGCGGATACAGCCACCATGACGCCGCGCACGGTCAGCAGGGCGGCCTTCCAGGCAACGAACAGCCCCAGCACATAACCAAGCACCTTGCCGAGATTCGACCAGGCGAAGGGGTCTGCCGCCGCGTTGGCCTCATTCGTGGCCCCGCCCAGGTCCAGAAGCCAGCCGCACAGCGCCGAAACGCCGTCTATCAGGTAGCCCACGGCGGACGCGAACAGCCGTATGCCGTCCACCAGCCAGGCAAAGCCCGTGGCCAGCCCTTCCAGCAGTCCGCCCGCCAGTTCTCCCAGAGCAGCGCCGAACGCCTCCCATGCCGAGGCCGCGCTGGTGACTTCGTTGCCCGTGAACAGACCGAACAGGCCGGAAAGAGCCTGCATGAGTTCGGCCACGGCCAGCCGTACAGGTACAAAAATAACGTCGATACGCGCAAAGGCCGTGGAAAGCGCCTTGCTGAATCCCCTGAACACCGCCTGTATGCGGTACACCACGCGGGAAACGGTGGTCACAAGCCCCACCAGCCCGGCGGCCTTTATCTGTGTGGCAAGCTCGCCCCGGATTTCCCCGCTGCCGTCCTTGAGCGTGCGAAATACGGAGAGCACGCCCCTGACCGTCAGCGTTATCTTGTTCCAGCATTCGTGCAGGTAATCGGCCATGCCGCCGAAATTGGTACGATACGCGGCATAGAGCAGCCCCAGCACGGCTATGACGGCATAGACCGGCGCGCCCAGCCCCAGCAGCGCGGCTTTCGCCGGAGCCAGCGCCTTGGCCAGCATCGGCCCCACAGACGAAAAGAACCAGATGGCGGCGGAAAGCCCGGTCAGCGCCACCACAGCCAGACTTACGGCGGAAACGATTTTTAAAAGCGCCGCGCCGAAAGGCGTCTGCGCCGCCTTGTCCAGCAGACGCAGAAAGCCGGTCATGCCGTCCACCGCCCCGCGCACGGCGGGAATGAACAGCTTGCCAACGGTAATCTGCACGCTTTCCCAGGCCGACCCCAGGCCACGCAGGGAACCGGCCAGCGTGTCGTTCATCCGCGCGGCCATTTCCGCCGCCGAACCGCCCCCGGCCTCAAGCTGCCTGGCGTATTTGGCTATGGCTCCGATGCCTTCCTTCTCGATGAGTTCCGAGAATCCGGCTATGGCCTCTTCGCCCACTATCATTTTCATGGCGGCGATCTGTTCCGCCGTGCCCATGTTCTTGAGGCCAGCCGCCATTTCCCCCAGCACGGTGACAGGGCTGCGCAGATTGCCCGCGCTGTCCTTTACCGTCACGCCCAGCTTCTGGAAAAGCTCCTGCGCTTCCTTGGTGGGCGCGGCCATCTTGTTCAGCATGGCCTTGAGCGTGGTGCCCGCCTGGCTGCCCTTGATGCCCACATTGCCGAGCAGCCCCGCCATGGCCGCCGTCTCTTCCAGCGAAAGCCCGGCCATGCGCGCCACCGGGGCGACATACTTCATGGTGTCGCCCAGAAGCTCCATATTCGTGTTGGCCGTGGCGCAGGTCAGGGCCAGCACATCCGCCACACGGGTCATTTCTTCGGCTTTCATGCCGAACGCGGAAAGAATGTCCGAGGATATGTCCGCCGCCCGGCCCAGGTCCGTGGCCGTGGCCGCCGCAAGGTTCAGCACGCCAGGAAGCGCCGCGATGTTCTCCTGTGCCGAAAATCCGGCCATGGCCAGATACTGTTCGGCTTCGCCCACCTGCACGGCGGTAAACTGCGTGGTCGCGCCAAGTTCGCGCGCCGTGGCCTCCAGCGCCGCCATTTCTTCCGACGATGCGCGGGACACGGCCCCAACCTTGGCCATCTGGTCTTCAAATCCGGCAGCCACGCCTACACAGGCCCCGAACGAACCGAGCATGACCCCGGCGGCCAGCGCCACCGGAGCCATGCCCAGCGCAAGGTTGCCCATGCGCCTTCCCAGCGACGCCACGCCGCCCTCCACGCTTCTCATGGCGTTGCGTACCCGGTCCAGCGGGCCGGAAATCATGTCCACCAGCGACAACGTGGCAAAAACGCTGAAAACTTCCATGGGCTACTTCCGTGCGGGATTTCCCCGTCCCTTGTCTCCGTGAATCATGCGGGCCAGCGTGGTGAAGAACCGTTCCTCAAGCCACGCGGCCTGTCCTATCTGTGCCCGCCATTCGGAAAAATCCTCCGACGGGACGCAGTGCAGCCAGTGAAGGATAAGCGCGTCCCCCTGCCCGAAAGCGTCCGGGGGCGGCGCTAGTTTCCCAGTTCGGCGGAAATGCCCACGCCTCTGATGATGGCCGTGGCAAAGCTGGTGGCGATGCCGGGGTATTCCTCCATGGCGTCCGTGAGCGCCTGTCTGTCGTCGGGGTGCACGCAGTCCAGAATGAGATTGCGGGAAGCCTGCCCGGCGTTCTTCGCCGCCTTGTCCTGGAGGCGCTGAATCTGCGTTTTGCCCGGTTTGGCGAAACGGAAGGTCAGGGTCACGTCCTGAGCGTCTTCCGCGTTCTCTCCGGACCACGGGTCGGAAAAGGTGTGAGAGAAGGAAACGTATTTGCGGTTTTCAGACTGAGACATGGATGGCTCCTTGTGTTTTTGCGGGGCGGGATTGCTCCGTCTGTTTCCCAGCATGGCACAAAAAAAAGGAGCACGCCCGGAAAGGACGCGCTCCATGCGAAGGGATTTTGCGGGACTTACCCGGCCTTGGCCGGGGTTCCGTTCCACACGATGGGGGAAAGGATGGTGAACTCGCAGGTGATGGGGCTGGCGTTGGCGTCGCCCTGAGAGGCACCGCCGCCGTCAAACTTCGTGATTTTGCAGTCTTTCAGCATGTCCACGATGGTTCCCATGTCGTCATTGGCGTAGCTCACGATGATGGGGAAGGGACGATGCCCGAAAATGTCCTTCGCGCTGCTCGACGCCACAAGGGCTTTTTTCAGGTTCTCCCATTCGTCACGGTCAATCACCATGGAGCCGGAAGCCTCATAGTTGCCCCGGCCCCAGCCGCGCGGAATAGCCCCGCGCCCGTACCGGGCTTCGATGCTCTGGCCGTCCGTGTACTTGATTTCCGTGATGCCTATCTGTTCCCCGCTGAGAGTGACGACGTGAATGTCCTCCCAGTCGTACTGTTTTCCGTTGATGGACATTATTTCCTCCTTCCGGCAAAGTCCTGTTCTTCGGCATAGAGAATGCCCTGAGCGGTCAGCCTGTACCAGCCCAGTTTGTTGTGGGCGAGGTGTCCCAGGTCGGAGGCGAACAGCTTTGCCCGCACCATCAGCGTACTTGTCTGGCAAAGCTGCTCAAACTCGGCTGTTCCGCAATACGGGCCGCTCTCGTCAAGAAACTTGTCGTACATGAAACGGTAGAATTCCTCTCTGGCAGCGATGAAGTCTTTCATCTCTCCTCCTATGCCGCCTGGTTCAGGCCGCGCGGGTCGAACTTGCCGCCCGCGTAGGTGTAGCTGAAATACAGCTTGATTTGCCGGATGATCGGAATGCCGATGAGCGTAATTTCCACGGCCACGCCGTTGTTCACGATATCCTGCTTGGAAGGAATGTTGACCACATAAGCGGCCAGTTCCGGCGGAAGCGCGCCTACCATGGAATCCAGCGCGTTTTCGATGTTGGCCTTGAGATAGGCCAGCCCGGCGGCCTCGTTGCCCAGCAGAGGGTCCCCGGCGTCATCATACATGCTTTTCAGCCCGGCGATGCGGCCCTTGCGCACGCCCTTGAACACCGTGCGCAGCACTTCCTCATAGCGGAAGTCGCTGGTGTCGTCGGCCAGCGTGCGGGAGTCGCCCCAGTACACGCCGTCCAGTCCCGCGTATTTCTTCGCCGTCAGATATCCGGCCTCTTCAAGCGTACTCTGCACGGCCATCCATCCGTCGGGAAGCGCAAGCTGGCTGATGTTGCCGTCACGCACGCGCCCCGTGGCGCGCTGCACGGGCAGGCTCATGACTCGCCCGGCCTGCAAGCCGGAAGCGTTGCGCAGGTTTACGGCTCCCGTGGAATCGGTAATGTTGCCGAACTGTGCGCAGACCGTCACGAAACGCGCCGCCACATCCGCCTTTTCCTCCACCAGATACGCCGTGAAGTCGTTCAGGTCTTCATCGTCGCGCGGCAGGCGGGTCTCCGCCTTGAAGTAGGTGGGCCGGTGCAGGTTCCACAGCTCTTCCGCCTTCGCCTGCATGGCCGCCCAATCCACGCTGTCCGTGGCCCCGGCCACCAGCACGAACTCCACGTCATACCGGGCCAGCGGTTCCTCAAGCGCGGCCATGACGTCCACAATGGACGGCACAGGTTCCAGCAGCTTGCAAGAGTAGGTGGTTCCGCCCGCGTATGCGCCTTTCGGGAACGTTACGGTCACGCCCAGGGAAGAGACGGAAACAAGCCCGTCCACGGGCAGGGTCTTCACCTTGCCGTAGTTCTCCCCGCCGTCCGTGGAAAGCTGGTAGGTGCCTTCGTTCAGGTCGCCGCTCTTCACTATCTGAATGGCGATTTCCCCGCCTGCCAGCACGTTGCCTTCAATCACGGGCAGGGGGCTGGAAGCATCGCCCACGCGCTCCACCGGGCCGACGGGGCCGCGCGTCACAAAGGACCACTGCAAGCCGCTTTCCAGTTCCGCATCCTCGGGAAACAGCAGCGTGGCCCCGGTCTCCCCGATGACAAGCTGCTGTGCCGTCGTCTCCGCCGCGTCGGCAAACGTTTTGCCTCCGTCAAGAGAAATGAGAACGGTTGCCGTGCCCACGGCCCCGGCGGCTTCCACCTTCACCACCACGTCGGCATTGACCTGCGCCACGCCTGAAACGCCCACGTCGGGATATTTCCCGTTGCCGCCCGTGCAGATCGGTTCGGAAATGTAGCCGCCAGACTGCGCCAGGCAGGGCACGGCTATCAGCGTGGGTTCCTGCCCGCCGGTGTTCAGCATGTCCCGCGCGCGTTCCGCCAGAGGCCCCACGCCCAGCAGCCCTTCAATGTCGGAACTGGTGCCGAGCAGATATCCCTTGCCCACCTGGCCCTTGCTGCACGCGCCCACCACAATGGCCGAACCTTCCACGCCGCCGGGCGCAAGGCCGGAGGTACCGTCCACAAGATATTCGAGTACGTCGCCCATTACTTCCTCCTTCCGCCGCCCAGGTGACGCGCGGTCAGTCCGGCCAGGGCGGCCCTGTATTCATCGTCCGTCAGCATTTTGCCTTCCGCCCAGCCCATGAAGCGGCACAAGGCCGCCTGCTGCCACGAAGGCACGCGGTGACGGTCCGCCAGCACGGAAAGGCTTTCCAGTGCCTCCACATCCGTTTCCGGAGCAGCGGGCGCTTCCGGCGTTTCCACTGTTTCCGCCGTCGTCTGTTCGCCATGGGCTTCTTCCTCCGGCACGCCTGCGGTCTGCCTTTCTTCCGTGGCCGGCACCGCCTGTTCCTGGACCTGTGCGGCTTCCGCCGTCTTCTTTTTCGTCGCCATAAGGGACTCCTTTCTTTACAGTTGTATAAACGTGGGCCTGATGGTCAGAGACGGAATCAGATCCACCGTCTCTTCCCTGGTTATCCTTCCGGTGAACGTCAGCACGAACAGCCGGTTTACTCTGGTAAACACTTCAATGACTTCATCGCCCACGCGCTTGTCCGGCGGGCGGGAAAACGTCGCCTTCTGCGCCCGAACCTTTATCCAGTTGCCCCGGC